GAGGAGTCGCTCGACCCGCTGAACGTGTGACCGGAGCCGGCAGCGTTCTGCGTTCGGATGATGACGTCCCGGGCCATCACCGCCTGATCCCAATTCGCCAGCCAGGTCGTGCTGACGACGTGGATGTTCTCCTGGAAGGCGACGTCTTCGATGTAGAGCCCTGGCTGACACGCCACGATGTAGGGCTCGTCGGTGGTGACGGCAGGCTCCCCACGCCCCACGGCGGCCATGGCGTAGGCGATGGCCGAGTTGATGGAGTAGAAGTCGCCGAAGCCCTCGGGATCGGCCTGAACACCGGAAGTGGCGAGGTCGGCGCTGTCCGCCCCCGGGAAGTCCACGGCCACGTTGGTCAGCAGTTCCCAATCGTTCTGGACCTGCGTCGGGTCGTAGGTCTTTCGACCACGGTTGGCATCCACGTAGACGACGCGACCACTCGCCGAGAGACGGCGGACGTAGGCCAGCAACCGCTGGAGGTTGTTGTTCTGCGTGTTCGCCCACCCCTCGGTGGTGATGTCGTAGGGGATGACCGCCGTGCTGTCCCGCCGCTCACCCGCCGCGTTGGGGTGCAAGTCGCCGAAGCGCGTCCGGAAGCGGACGCGAATGAATCGAGTGTCCTCGGTAGGCAGCCCCGCATCGACAACGAGGCGGATCATGTACGCGCCTTCGTTATCGACGATGAAATCGGTGGTGGTCCCCGACGAGGTGCTCAGCCCTGCCGAACTTGCCGTCTCGTTGGGGCTGGGAGGCGTGTACACCAACGTCCACGAGTACGTGGTGTGGATGGGGTCTGCGGCCTCGCAGATGATCTCGTCATCCTTGCGGGCGTCGTCGCGGCTCTGATCGGTCAGAACGGGGCCCCAAGGGAAGCCACCTCGTTCGATTCGCGTGCGGATACTTGCGGTCATGGCGCACCACTCCTGCGTGGAGGATTCAAAGAGGGGGTTCTATAGAGAGACAAACGGGATCAGAGGTAGAATTGCTCGCTGGCATCTTCCCCCGTCACCACCTGGGGCACTTGGATACCAAGGCGGTCCACCGACATGCGGTACGATTGACCCGCGACCTCATCCGCCATCCGTTGGGTCAAACGCACCAGGGAAGGGGCGATCCGCACACTCGTACCAGGTCCCGTCACGAAGCCAATCCGACCTCCATTGGAGCCCAACAGGTCCCACAACAGGTAAACCCCTGCGTTTGGGCCTTCCGTGATCGTCAGGGTTTCTCCCTCGGCTGCCGCAGCGAAATCCTGGCTCTCGTCGGTGATCGTGTCCCCGGAGATGGTCAACGTCCCCGTTAGTCCCGTTGGCGACGTGGTGTAGCTGCGAGGCGTCGAGTCGTCCCCCACCGGGAAGACGAGCACGTCTTCGACCTCCCACCGCCCCACGTTCGGGCCACTGGAGATCGCAAGCTCGGCCCCCACCGAGATGGACTCGAAGCTCTTGGAGGCATCTCGGAACAGGCTCCGGTCTGAGAGGGTGTCTCCCGTCCCCGTGAGTTCGCGAGCCCCCAGACAGAACTTCCGGAAGTCGTCGTAGTGGAACAACTCCATGTCCCAGGACATCTCGTCCTCGAAGAGGGGACCGAAGTGCTCCCGGAACAGGAAGCGGAACTCGTAGATCGTGTGGGCCGGTTTCAACGCCTGCAGGATGATCTGGACGTTCTGCCACAGGCGGAAGGGGTCGCTGTCCTCGTTGGGGAACTTGGGCAGCAACTGATGCGTGTGCAGGGGGTCACCTGCCTCCAGCACCTCGAAGCCCACTACCTCATGGACGTGCCAAGGGACCGACTCCAACGGGAGCACGGAGGTCGTCTCACCACTCCCCAGGTTGTCGATGTTGACATCGTGGTAGTGCCCCTCGTCGGTCGTCGTGTCGGTGTTGCTGACGCTGATCTCGAACTCGAACTGGTCCTCGATCGTGTAGGCCGTGTCGGGGTTCGTCCGCGACTCAATGGCCTTCTCGATGGTGTCGATGTCCGCGTCGGTGACGAGTTCGATGCCCTTCTTGATCGTGCTGCACGTCGCCCCTTGCAGCAGAAGGATGACCATGCGACGGAGGAAATCGCGGTAGCCGATGTCCGTGGGGATGCTCGGCGTCCCGTCCACCTCGTAATCCGGAAACACGAGGTAGCCGAGGATCTGGTAGAGGAACTCCGGCCGCGTGAAGTCGTAGTCCTGGTCGGCGAAGACCTCGTTGGCATCGATCTGGATCTTCGCAAGCTGCTCGGCCGCCGCCTGGAACTGCAGGGTGTAGAAGGGACCTCGGACCTGGCTCACATAGTTGTCGGGCAACACCGCGTGGAAGAAGCGCATGATGCGCTCCGTCTGGTCACGGTAGACATCGTGGGGCTGCTGCCCTTCGAGGACAACGGGCGACGGGTTGAGGTCTACGGAATCGGGGATGATCTTCTCATCACCCGGGACGTAGCTCTCATCCGGTAGCTTCGGACCGCCCGTGCGGTCCTTCTTGTCCTCACAACTCATTCTTCGGATGCCTCGTCATAGACGTAGCTCTGGTCCCCAGGCACCAGGTACTCCACGTCCTTCGGGATGATCTTCCGGGCCCCGGTGTCTCCCGACACGATGTACGTCACCGCGTACTGATGATTCGTCGGCGAATCGTTGGCCTCGACGGTAACGAGGATACGGTCCGCCGTGATCAACACCGCCTGGGCGTAAAGCTCGGTGTCCGTCATCGTGGGGTACTGCAACCGCAAGGTGTCGAGGTCGCTGTATCCCGGGATGATGAGCCCACCGCTGCCGATGATGAAGGTGTTGTTGGGGTCCAGTTTCAACGGCACCCCTGCGCTGTTGGGGATGGTCGTCTGCAGGTTCATCGCCACGTCATCCTGGATGACCGCCCGGTACTCGTTATCCGGACCGCCGCCGTTCGTCGTGCTGGACGAAAGCTGATCCTCCACCAGGTAGGTGTGGACGGTGTCAGTGCTCCAGGCCGTGATCTGCACCAGGTCTTCTGCAGCGCTCGTGTCCAAGCTCTCCCGGAGGACCATGGAGCCGTCGGCCCGTGCGAGCTTCGTCAGCGGCACCAGCACGTCATCCACCTGCACGACCTTCTTGATCTCGGTGATGACGTCCGATTGCCCCAGAGCGTTCTTCATGCGGAGCGTGTTGAACTTGTTACTCACCCGTGTCCGCACCTGCTGATCGATCTGATCCCTCGGCGTGGCCGGGTTCGCCGTCGTCCCCTTGACCAGGACGTTCGTGCCCGCGATATCCACCGAGGTCCCCAGGGCGAGCTTCACCACCACGTCAGCCGTGATGTGTCGCATCCCGTCGATGACGCTCTGGACGACCCCCACAATGGAGTTTGTCTTGTACTCGATGGTGAAGTTCTCGTCGTGCTCGTAGTCGATGAGGACTTCGGTGCCCGAGGTGATTTGCGTCGTCTCCGTCCGCTGAATACCGGTGGGCACTCTCGGGTCAGGGTCCTCGATGATGCGGTAGTCGGGGTCCGCTGTGTCCGGGGAGTTGTAGATGATCGAGGTGTCGTTCTTGTCCTTCACCACGATGCTCAACGGGTTCACCCCGAGGAAAGACAGGTAATCGACGGCCTCGCCGATGAGGACGTGCTCCTCGTCGGGCACGCTGATGATCTGCCCCACCCTATCGTCGGAGGACACCTGCACGTAGTCGCTCGCCATCGACGAGCGCCCCAGCAGAAGCGGGGACTGGATGCGATAGAGGGTGTAGAGGCTCGGATCCAGCGCCCCGGTGTACCCCGTCTGCCCGGTCATGGCCGTGACCTCGGTGACCGGCTGCCGGAGCAACACGAACTGGTTGCTCGTCCGGTAGCGGTAGTCCCCCATGATCACGTCCGTCACGGCGATGGTGGCAGGGTCATTGAACTCGCTCGATAGCTGAATCGTGTCGTAGGAAAGGAAGGTGTAGTCATCGAGGACGAAGTAGGTCCCCTTCGAGGCGTTGCGGAAGCCGATCCTCGGGTTGTGGCTGGGGTAGTCCAGCATCTCGATGATCGGAAAGTCCTCGGACAGGTTGCTGTCCACCGCCCGGAAGATGAGGTCCTGCGGGTCGCCGATGACCTCGAACTGCACGTCGTACCGCGTCTCGAAGGTGAAGGCGAAGGTGTCGGTGACGCTGGCCGGGTTGTCCCCCCGGACCCAGACATCGACCTTGCCGCCCTTGTGGACCCCGTTCGCATCCAGGTCCCGCTCCATGTACTCCTCGCCCGAGGAGATGACCTTCAACTCGACGACACCGGGGATCTTCGCCACCGTGCTCCAGTAGCCGAGGTCCGTGCCGCTATCCACGCTGGCGATGCTGTACTGTGCCCGGGTTGCAAGTTGCCGGTTGGTCTCCTGGTTGGTGCCACCAAAGAAGCTGTCCTCGTTGGTCACGAACAGGTCGGGGATGCTCGGGACGGTGCGGAACTGCCCCTCGGCGACGTTGCCGGCGGTCCCCGGCGACGTGACCTGGGCGAATGCCTTGACCCGGTAGGTGTTGGTCGTGGCGTCGAAGTACGTCGCCAGGTTGTCCAGATCGATACGAGCCACGGAGGTCGTCCGGGCTGTTACCGACGAGCCTGGAACCTGCGTCCCTAGAGGGATGAGGTAGGAGCGGTTGGGCCGACTCTTCAAGTAGAAGGTCAACTCGCCCCGAGATCGTGTGCCCGTCTTACGGATGACGCCGTAGTTCGCCGCCAACTTGTCGAAGCACATGTTGATGAGGTTCTGGACCTGACGGATGTCCGTCAGGAAGAACGCTTGTGCCAAGGCCAGCTTGTAGCTCGACTGTTGGACGGGGATGCTGAACCCGCTGTTCTGCGGGTCGTCGATCTCCAGCAACGTGGCGAAGCTCTGCGCCCGGTGGAGGAAGTCCAGGATGAACCGGATGCGCTCCGCCTCGGAGGAGAAGGGATCGATGAAGGTGTCCCGAAGGACCGCCCCCGGCTGTACCGCCACGTCGGGGTTGCTGCGGTAGATGCTGTTGATCGTTTCCCTCACGATGGCCTGGCGAGAGACCGTCGGGAAGGCGCCCACCACGGGGGTCACGACCAACGGGTTGGCCGGGATCTCGATGCTGAACGGTGACTCGACTTCGAGACGGCGATCCGAGTCGTAGTACACCGCCGTTGCGACGTAGTAGAGGGGATCCGTTGTGGGCGTCGCCGCGAAGTCCCCGTTCGGGATCGCCGGATAGGGGGACGAGTTGAAACCAGCAGAACGGGCGTGGACGAACTCGTACTTCTTCTGTTTCCCCACCGAGGAGATGGTCATCGCCGTGCGGACCTGTGTGGCGCTCTCGGGGATCTCCAACCGTTCGTTGTAGTCCCGCTGAAGAACGGTGCCTGTGATGTTCTCCTGGCTCCCTTCGACGCGGTACATCAGGGGGTCCGCCACAGGGTCCCCGTTGGAATCCGTCAGGATTTGGGCATCCACGCTGAGTGTTCCGAGGGTAGTCAGCGTCTCCTCGACGTCGGCTACGTCGATGACGAGCTTCGTATTGATCTGCGAGTAGCCCTCGGTCCCACCCCCTGGCTGCGTCGAGGCATAGAAGTTGTACCCCTGGACGCTGTCGTCATCGAGACCGTCGAGGATGACCGTCACGATCTGGTCGCCGCGTTCGGTGTAGATGCCGGTGGGGGCCTCGTAGATGAGTCCCGTGTCGCTGTCCTGGATCAGGCGGACATCGAGGTTTGCCGGGTTGGAGGTCGCTCCCGAGGTGACCACCGAACGCACCTGGATGGTGTTATCCCCCGGGAACAGGCGAAGGCCGTCCGGGTACTTCGCAGGGTTGGGGACGATGAACTGCGTTCCCTCGAAGGTGATGAGATCGGGGTCGTCCTCGAACGGCTGTCCGAAGACACTGATCTGCATGAACACCGTGTCCGCGTCGATGGTCCCGGTGAAGAAGTGGGACTCGATCGTAGTGCTGAACGAGTAGTCCTCGCGTAGCGTGCCATCAGGACCGAGAAACTTGGGCGTCTCGGGCATCGTTAGACCTCCTCATCCCCGATCTCGCTTCCGCTTCGGTCCGCGAGGATCTGAGGCGGCGCCAGGTACGCCGGTTTCCGCCCCGAGCGCGCCAAGCTCTCCCCCGCAGTCAGGGCCGGGAAGACTCCTGTTCCCTTGTCCCCGATCTGGGCGAGCACCTCGCCGTCCTGTACCAGCCGACTCACCACCCCAGGCACCGTGAAGACGATCGAGATGTTGATCGGCTGAGAGGACGCATTCTGGGCCACGATGTCGATCAGGAACGTCGTGGGGTCACCCGGCCGTGGGATCGTCCGCACGGACTGAATCGAGTAGAGACGCTCGCGGTTCGACACGCGCTGGTACTTCGCCTGGGCCGCTTGGTATCCCTGGAAGCGAACGAGGGCCGCACGGACATCCTCGTTGATGGCAGCCGCCGTTCCGCTGATCGCCTTCATGCCGATCATGGACTTCAGCTTCGTGCCGTACTGCCGGAAGTAGGGGTTGGTCCCCCTCGTCGTCAGCAGGATCTTCAGCGCTGCCTGGTGCAACAGGTTCTCGTTGCGGATCATCAGCAGGCGGCCTTGCTCATCGAAGCGGTAGTCATTCTCGATGAGTTGTGCCTGGCACCGCAGACACCGCCACTGAGGCGTGGCGTAGGTCACCTTCAAGCGAGGGTTGCTGTAGATGGGGCTGTTGAAGCGCAGCCACTTCGTCTCGATCTGGTCCGGTGGGGCGTAGACGTGCCAGCCGGGGTAGATCATCCGACCCCTGGCCCCTTGCTGTAGACCGAAGCCCAGGGCAGACGTGGCACAACCCTCGACCTGCAAGCTCGACTCACGCCCCACCGCCGCCGTGTCGGTGAAGACGAGGAAACCGTTGACGTTCTCGACGATGATCGCTTCCGCCAGCGGTCGGAACAGCCGGATGAAGTCGTCTGTCTGCAGGCGCCTCCCGAACTCCGTCGCTGCCAGGTCGAGGCGCACGGATTCCGTGGACCCGTGGACAAGGAACTCTCCCTCACCCGGGAGGATATGAAAGGGGCCGGCGTCCCCTCCGCTGAGTTGGGCGGGCACGTACAGGCCGCCTTGGGGGACCACCACCTCGTCGTTGGCCAACACACGGATCAGCCCCAACCCCGCCACCGGCTGCCTCGTGGGCATCACCCGGCGGTTCTGCTGCAACGTCACAGGCTCCTCCATCGTGACGTGCGGGCAGCTATGGGCCAGTTGGAAGTCCGTGGTCATCGCGTCGCGGTTCCTCTACCTGGGGGGAGGCTATAGGCAAATCCACCAGTCACAGCATCAACTCCAAGATCGCCTCGGTCCCATCGGCATCGTCCTCGTAGGCCCACGAGGTGTTGTCGATGGCCGGGCTCGCCTCGGTGAAGTCGATGAACCCTGTGTCCGGGTCCCGGTAGAAGAAGATCTGGTCGAGGGTGTCCATCAACTCCTGGACGCGGTGCGTCCGCACGAACGCAGCCCCAGCCCCGACATCCTCTGTGGTCTCTCCTTCCCACAGGTCATCGAACTCGGTGAAGACCCCACCCCACGCCTCAGCGAGGGTGTGGTCCCTCTCCTGCTCCAGTTGCTCACGGAGATCACACAGCTTGATGATCTGCCACTCCAACCGGTGAAGCTTCTCGGCGATCTCCTGGTTGGCCCATCCGCGGATCTTCCGCATCCGGGCCGCGTTCAACGTCTCCGGGCTACCGTAAGGCTTCCGGCCCCCGATGCGGGCCGGCTGGTACTTCTTCAGGTTCAGGTAACCACCAGGGTCCGCCCCCCATGTCGTCTTGTCCGACCAGGTGTTGTCCGTCGCCAGCGGGCCGTCACGGTTGGCCGGAGCCCCGACACCACCACCAGGGAAAAGCTCCCAGCGAGTGGGCTCGCCGTCCTCGTTGACCTCGATCACCTGCGTCGTGCTCGGTTTGAGGAACATGGAGATGTCGAAGGGGTTTCCCCCGGTCACGATGTACGCCTGGATGAGCTTCTCCAGACTCGACCCGGGGGTGACCCAGAAGCCGATGCGTTGCTCGTTCGCTACCCGGGCCCCGGTGATCTCGTCCACCTCACCGTCGTAAGTCACCACCACATCGCCAATGCGTTTCAACTCAGCGTCGATGACCCGCAGCCGCTTCGGTACATCCCGCCGCTCACGAAGAAGCCAGCCACGGATACCGAGCCAGTATCCCGACCGGAAACGCGCGTAGCCGCCAAAGCTCGACATCGGTCCTCCCTACGTCGTCAGGCCGCCCTCGGGGAACAGCAGGTCAATCAGGAAGCCCATCGCCGGCAACGTCGGAATGACGACACACGCCCCACCCCCGTAAGCCGCGATGGAGTCCTGGGGCTTGTTACCGGCCCCGATGAAATCTGACGTCAGACCATCCGTCCCGTCGCTCAGCAGGAAGAGGATGTTCCCCTCGGGGATCTCCAGCAGGAGGATGGACTGGATCAGTGCCAGGATACGGCGAATGAGGTTCTGAAGCTCGACGATGCGGGCCTGGATGAACTCGATGAACGCCACGATGGCGTCCGTCACCGCCTTGATACCCTCCTTGATGCTGAGGACCCAATTCAGGATCGTCTGCAACACACGCTCGACAGGGGGCAACGTCCCCGGCCACCGGAAGCTGATCCACTCCGTGTCATCTGCCGGACGTTTGTCCGCCGCCGTGGCGATGTTGAGAACGATGCTCGCCTCCGTGTAGAGGACGCCACCCTCGAAGGCACGGAGAGCCCCTCGACAGGTCACGATGTTCCCCCCCACCGGGGCCGAGGTGATGTCAGCCCGATCGCTGTAGAGGACCGGGAAGTCCTCCGTGGCGAAGTAAAGGCCCCCCGTGAAACGGAGGTTCTCGGCGTTCGGCCGTGGGGGTCGCCACGTCTGCCCGTCCTCGTCGATGCAACCCCCTGCGATGGCATCGTCAAGCTGTTGCTGGAGCTTGGCTGCCCGACGCTGCTGCGTAGCCCCCTCGCGGTTCAGGCGCTCGATGGTCCGCTCCGTCTCCTCGATAGGCACCGGCCACTGTTGCCGCACGAGGGGAGCCTGCTGCGTGTAGGTCAGGTACTCTCCGCTCCATCCCTGGAAGATGTCGTTGCCACCGTTGCGGAACAACCCCCGGTAGAACAGGTCGTCCCCGGCGTAGATGGCGCGGAGATTCGTGCAAACGCCGTACTTCTCGTCGATGCCGACGTCACCCTCGGCATAGAGACTTTCGAGGATAGTGGCCTCGGGGAAGGAGGCCCCCTCGTACTGCCCGTTGAGGTCACTCCACTTGAAGGTACGGAGGTTCTCGCTGTTCTCGACCACCAGAGCTTCGAGAGAGGGGGCCAGCGGCCCCGATCGCTCCAGAAGCTCCTGAGCCAGTGCCATGCACCCCTCGTAGATGAGGCGTCGACCCTCGGGGATGGAGAGGTCACGGGCGAAGAACTGGCTCGGCTTGTCCACCGCCAGGGCACGGGCCACCATGTCCTTCGCGGACTCCAGGTTCGTGGCCTCGCCTGCCGTGTTGGGAGCCTTTGGGTAGGCTGTGAAGTTCCGCTCGATGTTGTCGCAGGCTACGGACGTGCTGTCGCCAACGGTGTACCAATCCTTCTGCTCGTCGGAGAGGTCACCGTCATTCTCGATGCTGTCGAGGTCACTGCGACTCAACACCGCAATCGCCAGGGCCGTTGCCAGCGATTGGAGATACTCCGCCGTCTGCGTGGACGCCGGCACCGCCATCGTGAAGGGCTGCGAGACGGGCCCCTTCGACTGAGGCATCACCCCCGACGACGCCTTCAAACGAACGCGAGGCTCTGTCGGGTTGTCAAGCTCCGTCCCGTCGAACTCGTAGACATACCCGAAGGTGTCCTCGCCAGGGTCTCCGCCGTCTGCGATGGCTTGATCGATGGCTGAGACACGGACGTAGACAACGCCCGGCAGGCCGTCGTCCTCCAAGGTCACCTGCCCGTTGCTCTCCTCGATGGTGATCTTGTGCGGCAACTCGTCCAGCGGGATGGTGATGCCGTAGGGCTGCCCCGGGATCGTTGGATTCTGGGCATTGACGCGGTGAATCCACGAGCGCTGGAGGTAGTAGGTGCCGTCATCCGCCTTCAACTGATCCACGGGGATGGGGTAGGGGTCGGCCCCTGGATAGAGGCTGTAGTAGCGGCGGGCCCCGTCACCCAGGTTCCCCTCCGAATCCACGTTGTCGTTCCACCCGAGCTTGGCGCTGGGCTCGAAGCTCAGTTGATCGGCACCCCCGTAGAGGACGAAGGGCTGTTCGCCCGTTGCATCCATCACGTTGCCAGCCTGACGCCCCTCCACCGAGGCGTCGTCGCTGCCTTCAGTCTTCGTGGGGTCGCTCGGGGCTGCCCGGTCGAAATAGAAAGGCAGGCCACCTTCCAGGGTGGAGACCTCGATGAGGAATCCTGCCGGGGGCGGCAACGGAACCGTGACTCCCAGCGGCGTGGGGAGAGGGGTACTGATCTCCCACTGGATGTTGGCGACCCGAGGGGGCTCCCCCGTGAAGCCGGAATTCCCCAAGGTGTTGAACAGGGTGTCGAGTTCGTAGGGCTGGACCCCCTCCGCCCCGTAGGCGGCGTTGATGTTGATACACTGCGGGAGAGGGACCGCCGTCAGGCTCACATTGAACAGGCTGATGAACTGCTGCACCATCCGGATGAGTTCGTAGATGGCCGTGAGGTCCACCGAGGTGTAGATGAAGATCCCGAGGACCTTCGTGCGAGGGGAGACATCTGGACGCAGCGGGTCCTGGTAGTCCGTCAAGCGCCCTGTCATCCGACGCTCAAACGCCTGGAAGCCACCCAACAGGTCACCGAAGGGGTAGTTCATCAAACCCCAATCACCCGTCAGGTATATCCCCATCTGTTGGAGGTCCCGGAT